CCATCAAAAGTATAGGACGTATTAGCATCAGAAGTATTAAACCAAATATCACCCGTATTAATAGTACTAGAAGTAAAGGTACTACCATCTTCTAAAGTAGTTAGAATAGCTTGATGGGTGGGTTCCGTATTTGAGTAGATAATTCTTACGGGACTACCAATAGAGGATAGTAAAGTTCTTTGAGCAGAGGCTGAAGACTCCTCTACATCTGCTTGGACTATATATGTATCCTTGATATTAGCTACAGTATCAACTAGACCAGTAACACTATTATTGATAGTGGCGTCTAAGGTATTTAATTTGGATGCCAAAGAAGTTACATTACTAGTATCTACAGTTACTCTTTCTAGCTCTAATAGTTGTGCACTAGAGGCTCCAGGAGATGGTCTTCCAATAGCTACCCAATCTAGTTCATAGTAGTCCTCGCTAGTCTGTGCATCGGATAAAGTTACTTTTATCCTGGTTATACTACCTGCCCAGTTCGGGGTTACAGGAATTAAACCAATTCCATTACTATCTAGTGTTGGCTCTTCCAAAACTACTCGTCTAGAAGTATCCCAACTAGTTTCTGTAGAAGTAGTCCACCACAAGTAACCAGCAAAAGTAGGTGTGCCAGTAGCACGTACTCTTATTTTTACCTGACTGTATTTAGCTGCAACTACGTTAATAGTAGGAGATACTACATAAGCATCAGTAGTTTGGTTTGCTGGACGGAGCCACCCACTAACTTCTATAGTTGGCGTACCGTTTCCTGTCCACCCTTCTACGGAGCTATCGAAGTACCAAATAGACTGCCAGTCAAACTGCTCACCAGAACCAGCGGATAGCAGTGTTATTTGTTGAGATAGAGAGTTATCAGCATTAGACCTTACAACTGACTCCTGATATAGTAGTCCTGAGGTCAGTTGAGTTGCATCATTACCTTCGTACGAACCTCTAAATTGTGTAGCTAGTGTTTGTCTAGCAGTAGCTTCAGCACTTACTGCATTAACTCTAGCAGTTTCTTCCGTTTCTATATCTGCGGCAACAGCATTTATACTATTTACTAAGCTAGTTTCTAGGGCTTGTCTAGCAGTGGCTTCTGCACTAATACCTTCAATAGTAAATTCTTTTAGTGTAGAGCTTGCTCTAGCTATAGTACCCTGTAGTAGCTCTCTATTAGCGTCTTCATTTAGTGTATTTAGTAGTATGCTCTCAGCTAGGGATTTATCGGATTCTAGCTGAAGTCTAGTTGTTGATAAGTTTACTGCGTTAGCTCTATTAGTTTCCTGAAGAACTTTATAGTCTACGGAGCCTTCTACGCTACTACTAGCATCGATTAAATCTATTCTAGAGCTTAGAGAGCCCGCTAACTCACTAGAGGTGATAGAGTCTGCTAGTATACCTAGTAAGGTAGAGACTTCTAGGTTAGCTTGACCTCTAATTCCATTAGTAGCACTTAGTGGGTAGAAATCAGAACTATTTCCTCTTGTATCTACTACTTTTAGCCAGAAGTATAATACTTCAGCCGCGTCTAGATCAGTTACAGTATATACACGAGTACCAAAAGGCAGCTCTACAAGTAATACTGAGTTAGCTCTATCGGGGGTACTAGAACTCCATACCTGTACCTTATCTAGGTCTACTTTTTGCTGTTGATAGTCCCAAGATAGTCTGATAGAATAGGCTTTACTATCAGTATTTAAATCAATAGGGGGTAAAGGCTTCTCTAGTTTAAGGGTAGTACTAATAGGTGCAGAGGTATCTCCTAGTACATTATATGTGTATACAATCCAGAACTTGTACTCACCAAGTGTAGTAGGGTTAACAGTAAATGAATTAGTAGTTAATCCAGATACTATATCACTTGCAGTATTGAACGAGTTTCCTAGTTTAATAGTGTAAGTTGTAGTAAACCCTACAGAAGTGAAGCTATCCCACGATAGTAGTACATCTGCTGCGCGTAAAGTAGTAGAGAAGTTTTGAACTTGATAGGCGTATACTTCAGAAGAAGTATTATTTACAATAATAGTTTCTTTAGTTACCGTGGGGCCTGATTCACCTAAAATATTGAAAGGTGTAATACGAACCGCGTAACTAGAGTCAGGTACTATGTCCTGTAAAGTAATATTTGTACTTGTAGTTTTATCTGCTACTATTACCCAGTTACCAGAGCTTTCCTTTAGTTCTACAGTATAGTTAGCAGCGTATTCTACTCTTTCAAAACCAATATTTAGGTTGGTTCTTACCGAACCGGTAGAGTCAGTAAATATACCACTAGAACTAGTTATTTTTGTGGAGTCTAGGGCACCTGGTATACTACTAATAGTTGAAAAGACTCTGTCTTCTAACTGTACGTTATTTTCGATATAGTCAAACTTACTTGGATCATGGTAGATTGCAGATATTTCATAAACACCTACACTGTCAGACTCGCTAATACTTAGGACTCTATATAGCTCCTCATCTATAGTACCTTCACTATAAATAGTCCAAGACATATTTGGAGCAAGTAGGATAGTATTACTATTCTTATCAAGTACTAAAGTAGATACTGAAGGTCCGTTTTGACTAGTAGGGATAGCTTGAGTTATAGTGCTTAATGCGCCATCAGAAATTACTGTACCACGAATATAGTACTGAATTCCCGACGTTAAGGCTACAGGTCTATCAAGTACAGCTGTTACGTTAAGTGTATTAATAGTATTAGAAAGTATTCTACCACCAAACGCTACACCTGCTCTTGATTCATCGAATACCTTAACTATAGAGCCTGGGGTAATGTAGGAGGCTTCTAGGCCTGCACTGAATACTACAACACTAGACTCTACTCTTTCAGTATATAGTAGCCACTTTCCTACTCTATGTGCTTGTGCTCTAGAGGTACACCCGAAAGCTACTACGTCTGTAGGATTATAACCGTACCTAGCAATTGACTCTCTATCTTCAACGTACTCTACCTTCTGTTTATACTGATCTGATGGGTCATTCCAAGTTACAAGTGCCGCAGTATGTACTACTTTCTTTGAAGCACCAGAATAGTTAAAAGTACCTCCAACTATATTACTATTAGTAAATTGCATTAGAGGAGTACTAGTACTAGAATCTTGAACTGCTGTCAGTAGTCCACCACCCCAGTATACCATAGCTCTGAATGTACTGGTTAAATCAGTTACTAACTTAATAGCATCTTCTCTTGACTGTATGTACGCATTCAAGGTAAATCTAGGTTCAGTACCACCAAAACCATCAGGAACTAGTTCATCACAGTACTGAGCGATACTATATAAAGCCCACTTATCTATTAGAGAAGCATCTAGATATTCACCTAGACCGTAGCGGTCATTAGTAATTAAGTCGTAGAAGCACCAAACAGGATTATCCGTCCATGCGTAGTTATCTAGTGTTCCATCCCAAATAGTTGGGTAGCTTCTAGTCTCTGGATTATATCCGGTAGGTAGCTTTACTTTTAGTAGCTTTAAGAAGTAACCACGTGTAGGTACTGCGGAGAACTGACTAGAGGATACCTTAGATGCACAGATAACTGAGTTAGGGTACCGTAGCTTCGTGTTAGATATAAGGGTATAGGAGTCAAAGTATAAGCTACTTTGTACCTTGAGGCTACTAGAGTCTACTGAGGTCTTCTTAAGAGTTAGCGTAAAGCTATCATTTTCACTAGTTCTAAAAGCACTCAAATCAATTTTATGGCTTAATTGGTACCTAGAAGTGCTCTTACCACTTACAGTCTTTTCTATCAGCTTTGTAGCCGTACCACCATTAATACTTAGTAGTACTTCATATACTAAGCTTGACCCATTAGTATCACCATTATCAGCATAACTTACAAGTGCTGGGATAGCTACAATTATGCGTACAGCGTCTGCATTTGCATTACTAAAAGTAACACTCTTAGGTAGGGAGTACTTTACCTCACCAGGCCCAGAAACTCCAGACTCTACAGTATCAAAACCAAGTATAGGATCCTGATACTGTGTACCTTTTAAGAAAGTAAACGTATAGTCTGGGTAGTTATATGTGCCATCAGAGTTTTGTACTGGAGTACCGTTTAGGTATAAGGACTTAGCATCTCCAGTAACAAGACCTTCAACCTCACCCTCGCAGATTAGGTCAACAAACTCTACATATGCACTAGATTTTAAGTTATCAGCTGTTTCAACTGGGGTGTGTGACTGCTCTCCACCTTTAGAACCAGTAATTAGCACTTCTTTATTCATTGGGTATCCTTAGTCACTATCTAGTGTAATTCCTGCGCTTATAACTGCTGAGCCTACTATTAATTTTCCGTATCCGATTGGTACTGCCAATCCCTGAGTAACGGTATTTACAGCGCCATTAAAGTAAGTATTAGGAGTATTCTCTACTGGAGTACTTACTTGTTGTTTAGGTGGAGCGAATAGCAGAGAGGATACTCCTGCTAAAACTAGTCCTACGCCTAATTGACTAATGGCTGAAGCTACTCCTACTGATACACCAATACCAGAGAAACCTGCTACAGCACCAATAGTAGTCTGTCCGGCTACAGCAGCTGCCGCAGCTCCTGCTGTAATCCATATTAATGCAGCACCTACTATAATAGTACCTAGCTTACCAGAGCCAGTTACATAAGGTATTATATGTATAGTATCTTTTTTACCTATTGGTGTACTTAGGTCTTCTTGGGTTAAAAATAAGTCACCAACTTTAATCATAAACCCTGGTTTATAATTAAGGATATACTGCTTAAAATTTTTGAAATTAGCAGAGAGGGCTCTGAAAGCTTCTGCAACAGAACTAACATCGAAGCTAGC